TGTGGAGATCGATCATGGCTGCCTCAACGAATACCATTCCGCGCCACCGGGCGAAACCGTTCGGCGAGTTCATGGCAAAGGTGCTGGACCCGCTGCCCGACGCCGAGCTGGCGGACCCGCAGATCGCCAAGCTGGAGAAGCGGGCGATGCGCGCCAACTGGAATGCCAATCAGGCCATCCTGTCCCATCTCCGTCGCGCGGAGCGGAGCGCCTTCTACGAAATTAGCGTCAACCCCTCGGCGGAGCGAAGCCGCGCGCATTGGGATGCTCACGCCCGTTGGGTCCGCGAGGCAAGCCGGATCGTCATCCATGTGCCGGCGCCCGATGAAAAGGCGGTTGCCTGGAAGCGCCGCAACGCTGGCACTGGCAGCCACTTCATCGGCGAGGACGCCTACGCCAAGCAGGATGCCGCCATCGCGGCCGATGAGGCTCGGCTCAAGGCCGCCTAGCCGACCCTTCTGAAATTCCCCCTGACCAAGGGGTTAAGCTAAGAGTAACCTGAAGGAAATCGCCAGCCCTCGACGCTGGCGTGGTGAGGGCGGAGAGCCGCCCCTACTGGTCACGGTAAGGCGGTCGAGGAATGGCAAGGCAAGGCACGTCCCGTTGAGGCGTGTTGAGGCTTGGCGGTCAAGGAAAGGGCGATGCGTCAAGCATCGCCCTTTTGACATACAGGAGCCTGATTGGCGTAACCCCATCCTCGGAGCGCGTCAGGCCGCCGCTTCGAGCTTCGGAATCGCGCTGACGTCGACTTCCCGCCTGGCATGCCAGACGTCATAGGCCGCCTGCATGCGGACCCACATCTCGGGCGAGCTGCCGAACATCTTGGCGAGGCGGACGGCAACCGCCGGGCTGACCGGCTTCTTCTCGTTCAGGATGTCATAGAGGTGCTGGCGCGACAGGCCGAGCAGGCGGGCGATCTCGGCCTTCGCCAGCCCAACGGCGGGCAACACGTCCTCGCGCAAGATCGCGCCCGGATGGGCCGGGCAGCGGTCGGGGTTACGGATGGTCATCGGCGGGGCCTCCATTGGCTAGTGGTACTGCTCGAAGTCGACGTCGGTCGCATCTGCTCCGTCGAAGGCAAACGTAACGCACCACGGGCCGTTGACGTGAACCGTGTAACGGGTCGGCTTGAAGCCCTTGAGGGCGTGGAAGTCGAAGCCTGACACGTCCATGTCCTCGGGGCTGGCTGCGGCGTCCAAGACGTCGAGGCGGCGCAGGATGCGAGCGTGCATGCGCGCGTCGATCTTGGACTTCCCGGTTTCCCAGAGGGCTTTCAGAGCCTTGTTGCGGAACGTTTTGATCATGGTCAATGCGTAAGCGATCCGCTTGCGCCTGTCAATCCATTTGTCAGCAAGTGGCTTACGGATTTGTTGGGGAGCGGAGCTTGGGTAAATGATCTACCTGTTCCCCTACCTGCTCACCGGCGACGCCCCCGACGACCCGTACTTCGATCTGCCGGTCATCGCGTACCGCAACCGGCTGGCCGAGGGCGTGCTGACGGCGAGCTCGGCGGGCGAGGACGGGGCGGCGGCGAACGCGATCACGGGCACGACGTTCGACTTCTGGCGCCCGTTGACGCCGGCGTCGTCGCTCGAGGTCGAGTTGCCGGGCGCGCAGCCGTGCGACTACTGCGCGATTGCGGCGCACACGCTTGGGTCTCGGGGCTACAGCGTGACGTGCCAGTACTGGCAGGACGGCGAGTGGGTCGAGGCGGGCAGCGTCCTGCCGGCGAACGACGAGCCCGTCGTGATGCTGTTCCCAGAGGCGATCTCGGATCGGTGGAGGATCGTGCTGAACGGCGTCGGCGCGCTGCCGGTCATCGGCGTCGCGATGATCGGCCCGACGCTGACGATGCAGCGCGGCATCATCGCGCCGTTCACTCCGCCGGGCATGGCGTCGCAGGTGTCGCTGGAGAGTAGCGTCAGCCTTGGCGGGCATCTGCTCGGGCAGAGCGTGACGTTCGAGGGCGCGCGTTTCAGCGTGTCGTTCGCCCCGCTCGACGAGTGGTGGGTGCGCGGCGACTTCGCTGCGTTCCGGCGGCACTTCAACGTCGGCGGCGGTTTCGTGCTGGCGTGGTCTCCGGCGAGCAACCCGCAGGAGGTCGGCTACTGCTGGCGGGCCGAGGGCGAGGGAACCGAACTGACGCCGGTCTACCGCGAGGACGTCTACATGGACGTGACGATGGAGGTCCGGGCGCATGTCGGCTAGGCAGCCCGTCCAGGTCATCGAGATCGACGTTGACGCCTGCGCCCTGACCTACGGAGTGGGTCTCTGCCCGGCCGCGCTCGGGCTCAGCGGAAATCGCAAATGTTTCAATACGTTCGCGACGTGTCAGGCGCCGTCGGCGTTCGCCAAGGCCCCCCTGACGCTGCGGTTCGCGACGCCGACCACGCGCCTGCCTCGCGGGCAGACGGTGTTCCCGGCGCTGGTCGGCGTGTCGGGGCGGCCGGCGAGCGTGAATCTGGCGGGCGTCGATCCGTCGCGCGGGCCGCTCGGCCGGCGGGCGACGGTCACTGTGCGGCTGGTCGACTTCCCCTACCACGATAGGCTGACCGACAAGTACGCCGCCGAGCGCGTGAGTGGCGCGGCGCAGCTTGACGAGCCCGGCTATGACCCGGCCAAGCGGTCGACGTTCTTCGCCAAGCTGCGGGCGCGCTGGCCCTACTACGCCGGCCGCCCGCTGCGGGTGCGGGACGGCTATATCCGCGACGGCGCCATCGTCGACGAGCGGGTGCAGCACTTCGTCATCACCGGGTTTGACGGCCCTGACGACAACGGCGACGTCACCCTCGAGGCGAAGGATGTCCTGGCGCTGGCTGACGACGAGCGCGCGCTTGCGCCAAGGGCGTCGAACGGCCGGCTGGCGGCTGCCATCACCGTCGATGCGACGACGCTGACGCTGACGCCGACCGGCGTTGGCGCCGAGTATCCGGAGAGCGGCCGTGCTGTCGTCGGCTCGGAGATCGTCGCCTACACGCGCGCGGGCGACGTCATCACCATGACCGCTCGCGGCGTCGCCGGGACGCAGGCGGCGACGCACAGCGCGGGCGACACGTTCCAGATCGTGCTGCGGTTCGATGGGGCGCGACTCGACACCGTCATCAGGACGCTGCTGGTCGACTACGCTGGCGTGGACCCGAGCTGGATCGACGATTGGGAGCCCGAGGTCACGCGATGGCTGGCTGGCCTGCAGTTGAGCGCGCATATCACCGCGCCGACCGGCGTCGCTTCGCTGATCGGCGAGCTTGCCGTTCTCGGCGTGTCGATCTGGTGGAACTCCGAGGCGCAGAAGATCAAGCTCCGCGCCAACCGCCCCCCTGATGGCGAGACCGTCCACGGCCTGACGGACCGGGCGAACATCGTCGCGGTGCGGACCGAGGACCGGCCCGACGAGCGGCTGACGCAGGTTCTGTTCTACCACGACATCATCGACCCGACGAAATCCGCGACGGAGCCGAGCAATTTCAACCGCTTGACGGCGACGGCCGATCTCGGGGCCGAGGCCGAGCTTGCCTACGGCGACACGCGGGTGCGCCGCATCTTCTCGCGGTGGCTGGGGCCGACGCAGGACAACGAGGTCGCCGGCATCTCGGCGCGGCTGCTGTCGCGGTTCAGGACGACGCCGCGACTGCTGCACATAACCGTCGACGCCAAGGATCGCGGGATCGGGCTGGCCGCCGTGGCCCAGGTCGAGACGCGCATCAATGTCGACGAGACCGGCGCGGTTCAGCCGGGGCTGTTTCAGGTCACGGCGGTCGAGGAGACGTCGCCAGGCCATCAGATCGAACTGACCGTGCAGACCTACGAGTTTGCCGGCCGGTACGGGTTCATCACGCGAGACGACCGGCCGCGCTATTCGCTGTCGTCGCCGGCCCAGCGGGATTTCGGGGCCTACATCGCGGCAGATGCGCCGCCGCCTTTCCCTGACGGCAGCGCCGCTTACCGGATCATCTGACCCATGGCATATCGCGGAATAGCCGGCTCGGAGACAAACCCCGAGGCGCCGGTCACTACGTCCTTGATGAAGGCGCTGGCGGAGAACCCCGTCGCCATCGCCGAAGGCGCCGCCGGCGCGCCGCGCATCCGGACGTCCGCGCTCGTCGCGCCGGCGGCGGGGAGCATCGGCGTCGCGCGCTGGTTCGGCTCGAACACCTACACCACCGGCACCCCGTCTTCGCTGTGGGCCGACGCCGGCCTCGGCCGCGCCTATGTCGAGGGGCGCAACGTCGGGTTCATGATGCTCGTGCCGGGGCGCATCCGGGCGATGGTGGATCACCGCCGCGCGCCTTCCGCCAGCGGCGTGACGTGTCAGGTCCGCGTGCTCCTTAACGGCAGCGTCGTCAACACGTGGTCGACGAGCGGCGACTCTTTCGTCGCGCGGCAGGCAGATATCGACGTGGTGCTGGGGGATATTGTCTCGTTCCAGCTCCGCAAAGAGGACGTGCTCCCCGCTGGCGATGCGCAGTGGCGCAACATGCGCATCGCCTCGTCGTCGCCCAATATAGCCGCGATTTAGGTTCTCCATGCCCAACTATGTCTTGCAGTCCACCGTCTTGGTGGCCAACGGCGCCGTGTCCGTTGCCCCGGGCGCGGCGATCACCGTGCGCGCGGAGACGTCGGGCGCGGTCGTGCCGCTGTGGCTCGACAAGGAAGGCGTGTCTGCGGCGGGCAACCCGGTGCTTGCGGACGACGTCGGCTTCATCCGGGCCTACTGCGAGCCGGGCGAGTACCGCGTCACGATCGACGCGCAGGGGCGGACGCAGACGCTGCCCCATGTCGTCGTCGGCGGCGGGATGCCGGGCCCGGCGGGGCCTGCGGGCGGCAAGGGCGACACGGGCGACACTGGCGCGCCTGCGGTGTTTCTGCCGGGGCCGTTTGACGAGGTTGGCGACCTTCCCGAGGAAGGCGCGCTCGGGCAAGCGGCGGTCGTCGGCGGTACGGTCTATTCGTGGCTTGAAAGCGGCGACCCGCCCGTGGGTGCATGGGTTGCGGCGTTCACGCTCCCGACCGGGCCGCAGGGCGATCCGGGCGCGGGCATCGCGATTGCGGGCTCCGTCGCCACCTACGCGGCGCTGCCGGGCGGACTCGGGCCGGGCGATGCTGGCGATGCCTATTTCGTCACGGCGGACGGCAAGCTCTACATCTGGGACGGGTCGGCCTTCCCCTCGATCGGGAGCGGCGTCGAGTTTCGTGGGCCTCCGGGATCGCCGGGCTACCTCGCGAACGATACGGAACTGTGGGATCGGGCGACCCGGCGCGACGGCTCGAACATCTCCAATGCGGCCGGCTTTCGCAGCGCGCTCGGCGTGCCGCAGGGTCAGACTGCGCCGGACGACACGACGGCAGGGCGTGCGATGGTCAATGGCCGCGCCTTCGGGCTGGGCGCGGCCAACCCGACTGCCTTGTCCGGCGCGGGCGCTGCGGACGCGATCAGCGTCACCAGCTGGCACAAGGTCGCGGCCGAGGACGCCGTCGCCGCAGGCTTCCCTTGGGCGTCGGCGTTCAATCTCCACACGCGGGCGTTCAATTCGACCTACGCCGTGCAGGACGCGGTCAGCATGTCGCCGTCCACGCTCGGGCGCAGGATCACCCGGACGCGGTCTGCGGGGGCGTGGGGCGCCTGGCGGCACGACAGCGAATGGATCACCCCTGAGGACTTCGGCGCGGTCGGCAACGGCATCGCCGACGACACCGCGGCGCTCAAGGCGGCATTCGCGGCCGGCGACAACATCCGCTTCCGCCCCGGCGCGGTCTACCTCACCACCAACAGCAACCTGACAGACGGCGTGGTGACGGTCGGCCGCTCGATCCGGCTCGACGGGCAGGGCGCAACGATCCACCACATCGGCACGGGCAGCGCGCTCCGCTTCGTCGGGGAGTGGTCTGCGACGAACGACGTCAGCGCGATCACCTACAATGACGGATCGATCGACGACGACGAAACGCCTTTCTACACCGACCTGACCGTATCGGGGTCGACGGCCGCCTATGTCCGCGGCGCGGTCGTCAAGATCGGCTCGGCGCAAGGGCTGCCGGCCGCAACGGCGCTCGGGCGCATGGGCGAGTGGGCCACCGTGCATGGCGTCGTCGACGGCAAGGTCCGCATCTGGGGCCGTCTCCACTACAATTACGACACCGGGCAGAGCGTCAAGATCGGGGTGCTGCGCGAGCATTCGGTCGTTGTCCGCGACCTCAAGTTCCGGACCACCATCGGCCTCGGGAACGAGTACGCGCCGGCGGCGCTGCTGCGCATCGACGGCATCAACGGCGGCATATTCGAGAATGTCGCGCCCAACCACATCTACGACCGGATGGTGCGCTGCGCCGATTCTGTCGGCCTGCGGTTCGTCAACAACAAATGCATGGCCGGCGGCGATCACAACGCGATGGCCAGCGACTATGCCAGCGGGACGCGCGGCTATGTGATCTCGTCCTATGGCTGCTACGGGACCGTGATCGAGAACCTGGTGATCGCGAACACGCGACACGGCGTGACGTTCTCGGCCGCGTCGGCCAACCAGGCGCCATTCAATACCGGCATGTCGGGCTATGGGGCCGACGAGTATGGCGAGGTGAGGGGCGGGCAGGCGATGAACTGCACGTCAGCCCCGTGGCAGACGCACCACGGCTGCCGCGGGACCAAGTTCATCGGCTGCGTGAGCAAGAGCTCGCGGTCGACCGGGTTCACGGCTCGCGGCGTCGGGGTCGAGTTCATCAACTGCACGAGCGATGGCGACCGCGACGGGTTCAGCTTCTATGTCCAGCACGCGACGTCGATGACGGTAGGCTGCAAGGCGCTCGGCTGCACGATCCTCAACCCGCGCCGCAGCGCGTTTCAGAGCGGGTCGGGTGATTACTCCCCGCTCGATGCGACCATGAAGGGCTGCGTGATCGAGTTTCGCGGCGGTGCGCACTACGGCCTTGGAGCGCCGGAGCCGAACCCGTGCTGGGCTCTCTGGCAAATCCTCGGGACCGAAACGGTCAACATCTCCGACGCGACGGTCCTGATCCGCAGCACCGAGTTCTCGACGCTCGACGAGATCATCCGCGACAGCAACGGCGCCGGCTCGCTGCGGATCGACGGCATGGTGCTGGATATCTCGGGCGGCGAGGACACGCTGCCCGACAACGCCGCGCTCTACCGCAAGACAGGCGGCGGCACGCCCGATCTGCGCATCAACAATCTCCGCGTGCGGGTGGCCTCGGGTGTGACGCTGACGACGCTGGTGCACGGCGCCTTCGCCACGACGAGCCGGTTCTCCGACATCCAGCTTTCCGGCATCACGACGTTCTCGAGCGCGCTGACCATCCAGCAGCTTCAGACCGGCGGGTACATCACCGAGGGCGTCTGGATCGGCGGCGTCTACGTCGAGCCGCGCCCGATCACCAACGTCGCGAGCGCCCCGACCGCCCTGCGCCAGATCGCGACTGTGGACGGGCAGGCGTACATCTCGGTCGGCACGTCCAGCGCGGCCGACTGGAAGCAGATCACCTAGCGCGATGATCGAGCCAGTCCTGTCGCGGCGCTCGCGGGCGCCGCGGGCGCACGTCGCGCCTGTCAACGTCGTGCGCCCCAGCATCACCGGAGACGCGACGACGCTGTTCGCCTCTCCAGGCGAATGGCGGGGCTTCCCGCTGCCGACGCTCTCCTACGCGTGGCGGCGGAACGGCGTGGTTGTCCAGTCGGGCATCTCGGCGGCCTACACGCTCACAGGCGCTGACCATGGCGCGACGATCGACGTGCTCGTAACGGCGACCAACGCCGGCGGCACGGCCGAGGCGCTATCCGACCCGTTCGCGATCCCCTCGCCCACTCCCGGCGACGCCCTGCTGTTCGAGGACGGCGCCGCGATTGCCTTCGAGGAAGGCCAGCGGGTCGCCCTCGAATCCACCCCTCTCCCCCCGTCCCTCACCCTCGAAAGCGGCGCTGCGCTGGCGCTCGAAACGGGTGGCCGAATGCTTCTGGAGGCTGCTGCATGACCGACAAGCGGATCAGCGAGTTCATCGCCGAGAACCCGGAGCGCGAGATCGCCTACGGCGACGATGACATCCGCGTGGTGGGGCTCACCGGCGAGATCAACAAGTGGGCGTCGCTGCCCGCGTTCGTCGACGCCCGCCGCCCGATGCCGGTGCGCAAGACCGCGGCGGAGCACACGTCGGACAACACCTCGCTCGCTCTGAGCCAGCGCGGGCTGGAAACGGACACCGGGCGCGAGAAGGTCGGCCCCGGGGCGTGGAACAGCCTCCCCTATACCGGCGGCGTCTCGACGTGGGACGACATCGAGGGGAAGCCGGCGATCGAAGTCCGGGCCGAGGTGCAAACCATCTCGGCGGCATCGACGAACCTCGCCGCCTCGCATGACCGCAAGTTCCTGCGCTTCACGCACGAAACCGCGACGCTCACGATCCAGACGGACGAGGACGCGGAGTACCCCGAGAGCCTCATGGCCGCCGGCCATGCGGAGAATGCCATGACGATCGTCGCGGCGTTCGGCGTGACGATCGACGGCGAGAATGCGGCCGAAGTGTCGATCCCCGCGGGCGGCTCGTTTTCGCTCGTGCGGCTGGCGGCCAATGCGTTCGCGCTGGCTGGCCGGGGCTCGGGCGGCGGGCTGGACCCGGAGGAACTGGATGGGGCCGTCGCGGCCCTGCTGGGGGACGGCGGCAGCGACACGGCGGCGGCGATCCCGGCGGCGCTTTCCGCGGCGGGCGCGCTGACGCTGGTGGACGAGGCCCCCGAGGGCAGCGAGGACTGGCCGCTGGAGGCGGTGTACCGCTACGGCGGCGTGCTCTACGCGCAGAGCTTCCCCGTAGTGCCGTTCGCGCAGGCCAGCGCGGCCGAGGTCTACAGCGGGTCGAGCGCCGACGTCTATGTCGGGCCGCAGACCTGGGTCGCGATGCGCGAGAACACCGATCTGGGCGAGCAGGAGGGCGCCTACACGCCCAGCTTCGTGGGCGGCGTCAACTTCTCGCTGACGATGACCGACGACATGGTGATGGGTCACCCGACCGACATGCTCGACGGCGAATGGTACACGGTCAGCGTCGCGGCTGACGGCGACGACTGGAATTTCAAGTTCGGCTCGGGCGTCACCGTCCCCAGCACCTTCGACAACGAGGCCGGCGCCACGGTGGTGGACGGCGGGTGGCTGCGCTTCAACATGATGACGCGCATGGTCGGCGCCGCGCGCGTCACCGAGGCGTTCAGCTTCGACACCTTCGGCGTGGCCGAGGCGGTGCCGGAGAACTCGATCACCCGCATCGCGCACGGCTCGGGCAACGGCGACACGATCGCGATCAGCGGCGTCGAGGCGGGCGACCTGATCGTCGGCGTCGTCATGCGCACGGGCCGCCCGGCCGGTCTTCGACAGCGGCGGCGGGCGGACCCGGATCGACGACGACACCTGGTTCGCCGGCGGCGACCGCTCCACCATCGCCTTCTGGAAGATCGCGGAAAGCACCACGCCGAGCTTCGGGGCGCACACCGATGGCGTCCGCGTGATGTGGCAGGCCTACCGCTATGCACTGGGCGCGCCGGTGAACCCGATCGGCGACGTCGCCTACCTCAGCGGCAACGCCGGCGGCTACCTGACCAGCGCCTACTGGACCGGGCTGACGCTGGAAGGCCCCGCCGGAAAGAGCCACGTCTTTACCTACATGGGCCGCACCGCCAACGAGGCGCTCGGCACGCGCCCCGGCACGGCGACCGCGTTTGGTGAGGCCGGGGCCACCGTCCGTTACCGCGGCTACTACGATGGCCCCGTGTCCTCCTGGCCGGAAGAGATCGTGGCGCAGTCGGTCTCCGGGCCGTCGCAGTGCGTCTCGATCGAGGTCCGGGTCTGACATGGGCGTCCTGTTCCGCGGCGGCGGGCCGCTGATGGTCGGCGGCGCTCTGGCCGCAAAGCCCGATCCGAGCATCACGCCTCCAACGGTGCGGCGCATCGGCGGGGCCTACGTCGCGGACCTCAACTACATGCAGCGGATCGAGCTTCCCGAGCCCCCCGCGGGCTACGGGTGGGTCGCCGCCGTGCAGGGCGCGGCTCCGGTGCGCCTGCCCCCCGGCGAGCATGACGTCGTGGTCGGCCGGGTCAATCAGCCCCAGCGGCTGCTGCTGGCCTATCTGGCCGACCTGATGAACCCGACCCGCGTCTCGACGGCGCAGACGTTCGTCATCGAGCGCGCCCCAGCCGCGCCGCTCGAGATCGTCGGCGGCGTGGCGTTGTGGACCACGGGCCGCGTGCACGACGCATTCGCCGCGGAATGGCCGACCATCGTCAATCCGGGGGCGCCCGCGCTGAACCGGGTGATCGCGGTCTATGACAGCCTGCCCGGGGCGGCGATCGAGGATCTGACGATCGTCGTCGAGAGCGCGGGCGACGTCCCCGCCACGATCCCCGACACGTGGCTGGGCAAGATCGTGCGGGCGGAGGCGTTCGTGAACGATCCGGCGGCTGGCCCGCGGGAGTTCAACAGCGCAGCGGTGGTGGTTGCTGCGGCCGAGGCGATGACCCCGCTGACCGCCGAAGGGATGCAGCTCGTCCGCACCGAATGGCGGCCGGCGGGGCAGTCGACCACGTTCACGCCGGTCGTGCGGTTCCCGGGGCTGGAGCCGCCTTACGATCTGCGGTTCCGCGCGTCGCCCCTGGGCGGGTCGGACCCGTGGTTCCCCGTCGCCGCCGCGCCTGGCGAGCCCGGCGCCTACTACCTGCCGGATGGGTTCGACCCGGCCTTCCCGGCGCAGAACGTCGCGTTGTTCCGGCCCGGCGAGGCGCGCAACGACCGGCTGAGGTTCAGCTGGCGGCGCTCGCCGGCGCATCCATGGTCGGCCGATGGCGCCGTCATGAGCGTCGCCGCGCCCCTGCCGCCGTCGCATGAGGCGCGCGCGCTGACGTCGGCCGATCTGGTCATGGGCGCGAGCGTCTACCGCCCGAGCGGGCAGGCCGTGTCGTTTTCTCCGACCTTCACCGTGCCGGGGTTGGCCGGGATCGCGTTCGAGATGGAGTTCCGCGCGTCCCCGCTGGACTGGACCGGCGAAGACCCTTGGTCGCCGGTCGCGCCGCTCTCTGGATCGCCTGGCGTCTACCACCTGCCCGACGTGAGCCATCCGTCGTTCCCCGGCTTCAACGCGGCCCTGTTCTTTGCGAGCAACCCCGACCGGAACGCGCGCCTGCGGTTCCGCTGGCGGCCGGTTGGCGCAGTCGAGTGGTCGCCCGACAGCCAGCTTTTCGCCGTGCCGCAGCCGCTCCCGATGCTGATCCAGGCGATCCCGGACCAGACTGTCCTGACGTCTGCGGCGGGGTCGATCGAGACGGCGGGATATTTCTCGCCCGGGGCCACCGGCTATTCGGTCGCGGGCGGGACCGGCGTGACCATCGACGCCACGACGGGCGTGGTCTCCTACGCCACCGGGACGGCCGGCGCGGCGACGATCACCGTCACCGTGCAGCCCGGCGGCGCGCAGGGGGCGTTCCTGCTGACCCGCGAGGCCGCGCCGGCGGTGCAGGCGCCGACGCTCTCGCCGCTGACGCAACTCAGCCGCCCGGTCGGCACGGTCGGCTCGGTCTCGCTGGCCAGCTTCGTCGCCGGCGGCGAGGCGACGTCGCACCTGCTCACTGGCGGCAGCTGGATCGCCTATGACCGCGCGACGCGGGTGCTGTCGTTCTCGTTCCCCACGACCGCAGGGTCGACGACGTTCGGGCTGACGCTGAGCAATGCCGGCGGCTCGTCGGAGACGCGGTNNGGTCGCGACGGCAGTTGCGGCGCCGCCGGCGAACCTCCAGGCCGCGATGCGCCCGCCGACCTCGGCCGTCGCGGACGCGATGAACACGGCGCTGTTCAATTTTACCAACACCGCGGGTGGGTCCACCGACGCCGGAGAGAACCTGCCCGCGTACAAGCGGCCGTGGAACCACCACAACATGCCGGTGATCGCGCTCGCGGCCTACAGCGGCGACACGGCCAGCTACAGCACGCCGAGCGGAGCGCGCACCCCGGCAGCCCGGCTCATCGAGCAGCTGAACCAGTGGGCTGGCTCGAGCGGCACCAACCGCATGCCGCGCGGCATCGGGCATGGCTACGTCGCGACCTATGAGGCCGCGTTCTGGGCGACCGTGATGATCGCGTCGCAGACGCCCGCCGTCTGGGGTGCGCTCGCCGCCGCGACGCGCACCCGCCTGATCCTCGTCACGCTCGCCTGCATCGTCGGCGCCTGCTACGGCGGGTCGCACCGCTACCCGACCGGCGCGCAGGGGCATGGCCGCGGTTGGGGCTCCGACAACAGCATCCGGGGCTTCAGCGCGAACTATACCGGGGCGTTCAATTTCAAATGGTCGCCGCGCACGTTGCCCTTTATCGCCGACGCGTGGATGCGGCTGGTCGGCTATCCGGCCGGGCTCAACGCCTACCTCCAGTCGTTCGACCGGCTCGGCTTCGCCAACCAGTTGAACGCCGCCGGCGGCTGCGGGCAGGCGCGGGACACCTACGCCAACATCTGGACCGCCGAGTTCAAGAACTCCTATTACCCTCAAGGGCATAGGAACTGGAACGGCACTGGCCCGAACGAGGCGCAGCTCTACTACGCCCTGCGCGGCGAGGGCGGCCAGTGGTACATGGAAGGCACGCGCACGAAAGGGCGCTCGAACGCCAGCTACGGCACCCGCAGCTACAGCCTCTCCCAGGCGCAGGAGGCGCTCCGCGTGATCACGGAGGACGCGTTCGGGGCGCAAATCCTGCCGGGCGCGCCCAATGCGGACGGGGGCGTCGCACTCGGCCCGGGCTGGCCCGCCATCGCTGGCGTCAACCGCGCCGGCATCCTGCACAACGGCCAAATTCGCGGCTGCTTTGGCGTGCCATCGGGCGGGATCGACGCCGCCACGGTGTTTTCGACGTGGGTCAACGTCCCCAACAAGGGCATGATCGGCCGGTTCCGCGAACTCGACGAGATCGACGAGGGCGGGGCCAACCGGCCGCGGTCGTCGGTGCCCTACGCGCTCGGCGGGGGCACCGGGTTTTGCGCCGCGATCTGCGCCGCGATGGTGGTCGGCGCGATCACGCCCGGCCCGGCATGGTCGGAGGCGGTCAACCGCGCCAGGCTCGCGATGATCGATTTCGGGTATCTGGCCCAGGTCGGGTGGCGCACCTACTCCAAGGCTGGGGGCGAGCTCAGCGACACCCACACCGCATGGTTCGATCTGAACGAGGTCCGCCCCAACGCGCTGCGCGGGCTGTCCGACGTGTTCCAGGCGTGGCTGGCGCTGGCGTGAACCCATGAAAGCGCCCCCTCAAGAGGCGCGCCCCCGGTCAGCCTAGACTAGGCGGCCATACGCGAAGGGAAAACTGAGCCTATGCCTGAACGTTGGAAAATCGTGGCCCTGTTCGCCGAGAAGCCTGGTTTCTGGGCCGCCGTCGCTGGAGCTATTCTCGTGAAGATTTTGACCGCCCGGAGTCTGAATTTCTGGCAGGTTCTCGTCACTACGATCGCAGCGCTGTTCTTCGCCGTCGTGTTCACGGACCCGATGCTGCATTGGTGGAGCCTGCCGTCATCGCCCTATGAGCCCGCCGTCGCCGCGGTGCTGGCGCTGTTCGGAGAGCACATCGCCCGGCTCGTGCTGCAGTCGCAGAGCATCGCCGAACTGATCAAGGCGTGGAGGGGCAAATGATGCGGATCGCAATCGTTATCGGGCACAACGTCAGCCAGCCGGGCGCGGTCCGCGTCACCGACGGCATCAGCGAGTTCGTCTGGAACGGCGCGCTGGCGGCCACGATCCAGTCGCTGGCGCCGGAGAACGTGCGCGTGTTCCGGCGCGAGAGGGCCGGCGGCTACAACGCCGAGGTGCGCGCCGTCTATGCGCAGGTGGACGCATGGGGCGCGGACGTCTCGTGCGAGCTCCACTTCAACGGCGCGGCGGACGCGCGGGCGACCGGGACCGAAACGCTCTACGCCAGCGACCGCGGCAAGGTGTTCGCCGAGCGGGTCAACCGGGCGATGGTCGGGGCGCTCGGGCTTCGGGACCGCGGCGTGAAGAAGGTCGCGCGGACCGACCGCGGCGGCGAAAGCCTCTACGTCGGCCGCGCCCCGGCGATCCTGGTCGAACCCTACTTCGGGTCGAACGCCAACGACTGCAACGCGGCCGACGTGAAGCGCGATGCGCTGGCGCGTGCCATCCTCGCCGGCCTGCTCGGGGCCGCCGTCAGTGCGCCCGTCGCCCCGACCAAGCCGTCCGACCTGACCATCGAGCAGCGCCTCGCAGAACTGGAGATGTGGCGGGCCTCTGTAGAGGCGCGCGGCGCATCGGCGACCTGATGCGGGCGGCGGTGGTCAGTTGAGCTTGCTGGGGGCAAGCGGGCAGTCTGAACAGTATGGCCGCAAGTCCGGTTCCGAGCCTCCCTCGATCTCTTTCAGCAGGCCGTAGAGGCGTTCTTGGAAGTAGGCGTTGACGCGCTCCACGTGGGTCTGAACCGAGAAAACAAAGTGATCGTCCATCTCGCTTCCGACCAAGCAGAGTGGGTCCGGGAGCGCGCGAACGCCGAAGTAGCAGATTACGCGCGCCTCTGCGATGGACGCGGTAAGTCCGCGACTGGCTCCATAGCTTCGCAAGAGGCTCTGAGTGCAAAGCACGTCGCGAAGCAGGGAGCGCTTCTTGCCGGCGTCAAAATCGCCGTTGCCGGGCGCTTGAGCTGTCGAACCCGCGTTCGTCCCTCGCTTTGCTCGATGAGGACGAAAAGGGCGTCCACAGTATGGACACCCTTGGCGGCGAACAGGAGGTGACGGTGATCTCGGAGGCGGGCATCTACCGGCTCGTCTTCAAGTCCAGAAAGCCGGTCGCCGAGCGCTTCAAGCGATGGCTTGCGCACGAGGTGATCCCGTCGATCCGCCGGACGGGTAGCTACAGCGTCGGCGAGGCGACGGTGATGGATGGGATCGAGAAGCGCCCGTTCCCGGAGTGGCCGATGGAGGAACTTCGGACTAAGCGCGGTATCGTCGACATGTACCGGCTTCTCTACGGTGTGATGGCGGCGCAGTGGATCAGCCCGCAGATGGGCTTCCCGACGCCGCCGGTTGAGCTGGTCGAACACGGTCGCCAGTTCTCGATGGTCCTCGTGCCGCAGATGGATGGCTCCGCGTGACCGCGCCGAGCGGTGCGGCGTCGCGCGGGGACGATAAATTCATCGTCCGCATGCCTCCCGGCTTGCGCGACCGGATCAAGGATGTCGCCGCGGCGAACCTGAGGTCGATGAACTCGGAACTGCTCTACCACCTGACGCGCATCTATGGATCGGCGGCGGGGCCACAGGCTGGCACCGACAACCCCACCGCCGACCACTGACGAAACGGCCCCCGGCGGTGCTGTAACACCGACCGGAGGCCTGACCCCAACCGATCATGTGGAGATCGATCATGGCTG